TTACCCGGTGGTGTACGCCGCGAGCTGTGCAGCTGTCTGAGTATTGGCAACATCCGCCGCTGCATCGATTCCGGCTAGCTGAACACTGGAGCCTGCGAGTTGCACCTGTGCAGCGTAATCGGCAATTTGCTTTTGCGTATCCGCGTTAATTTGTGCTTGCTGTGTTTGTGCGTCCGAAATGATACCCTGTGACTTGGTAGCCGCATCATACTCAGCCTGAAGTGTCGAAGCTTGCGTACCAGCGGCGTATTCATTTTCCTGTGCCGAAATTCCGGCGAGCTGAACCTGCCCACCGATTTGCATATTCGCCAACACCACCTGTGTCGCATCCGTGTTTTCACCGAGCGTTAACTGAGTCTGGTTTGCATCATGGGAAGTCTGATAGCCGGTTTGTGTGGAGTAATCCTGAACCTGACCAGCGGTAAGAATGTTCTGGAGCTGCACTTGTGCCGCAAGCTCTTGAGACGTCTGATTCGCGTTAGCGTTAATCTGTACCGCAGCGAGCTGTGCCGAAAGCTGGTTACTCTGTTCGGTGGCCTGATTTTGTTGAGCCTGTAAAGCGGCTCCGGTCTGGATTTGCAAACCTTGCAAGCTCGCCTGATCCGCACTCGACAAACCACCTTGTGTAGTGGTTTGCGCCGATGAGCTTGAGCTACCACTAGTGAGGATGAAATACAGGATGACAATCCCAAGCACTAAACCACCCGTTAAATATGGGTGTTCCTCAATCCATGCTTTAATCGCCATGCGAATTTGTCCTTTTGATTTCGTACGGGTTCAGTACACCCTTTTTAAAACTCTCGTACAGTAGATCGAGCTTCGTTTCAATGGCCGTAAATCTCGACGTTATGTGTACCATCGAAGTAGCGATAACGACTGTGAAACCGGCTAACCCGATCCACTCTCCAGCGGTGAGCATTTAAGGTGCCCCGTTTACGCTGATTCTTCCAAACCCTGTAAAACAAACTGACCAGCCTGAAGTCCACCAATACCATTGATGACTACGTTAGGCTCCGAAATCATTTGTGGTGGCTGGAACGGTAAAAATGTGTTCGGTTTCCGAAGGAACGAACGGCCCCATATAGTAAGCACCGGCAATTCATTCGGATACTCGAATGCGAACGATGGGGCACCCGCTGTGAACTGGTCACCCTCATGAAACGCGTAAAAACCGTTGCGCTGATTCGGGAGCACCACTTCAGCACTCATAGAGCTTGAAGGTGGTTGAGCTGTGCCGAAAAGCCCCTGCATGATTCGGGAGAATCCACCGCTCTTAACATTTGCCTGTGGTTTGTACGTTGCCGGTAGCGGCGTGTCCACGGTGCCATCGGCGGGATTGAGTACCACCGATTCTGACGGGATTCTTTGTCGTAAGCTTGGGAAGCTCATAATTTATCCAAACGAAATCGAAGACGTTACCGACGTACCGCAACTACCACCCGTTACCGGCGATACAGCACAGCCGATAGCTTGAGCCAAGGCACTTCCACCGGCCCCTAAAACGGAGCTTGTATTAGCTTGCTTGGAAACCAGCACGGCAATAATCGCCACGCCGATAACGGCAAGTAAAACAGTAACGATGGATTCGCCCAGTTTCACAGGCTAGTTAATCCCGGCTCCAAGGTCACTGAAAGACCCGAAGCTCGCACCGGTAACCGGCGAAAGTGCCGTGCCAAGATCCTGCGAAAACGCTTTACCACCAGCACTAATCACGCCGGTTGTATTCGCGTTGCGCGAAACCAACACAGCAATAATCGCCACGCCGATGATTGCGAGCAAAACGGTTGTTACCGAGCTTACCAATTGTTCTGACATTAAAAACCTCCTAATCCTGAACCAAGATTTCCAAGCCCCGAAGTGTTCGAGACAGGATTGACAGCGGCTCCGAGCACCTGTGAAAATGCCTTACCGCCAGCGGCTAAAACTCCGCTGGTATTGGCTTGCTTGCTAACCAACACCGCAATAATCGCAACACCGATGATTGCGGTCAAAACCGTTATGATGGATTCACCAAGCTTCATTGTAGTCCTATCGCCACCGGATCGGTAGAAAGATTTTGTGAAAGTTGTCCAAGCAAATCGGTCTGTTGAGACTTGAGCGTTGCGAGCTGATCGGATGGATTGGTGGTTACCGTGGCGGTACTTCCAAGTGCTGCTGTTGCTTGCGCAAAGAAACCACCACCTAAGCCGGTTGAATTTCCTTTTTTCAGAAATAGCACCACGATAACCAACGCGAGAAATGCCGTTGAAACCGGCTTCAGTTTCGGGATGTAACCAACGGCTCCGATGATTATGATAGCCACAAACCAGTAAATGAAATTGTCGGTGCCGGTAAAGTCACCCTTGACCGTCGAAAAAAGAGTGTCCTGTGTATTTTTCACACCGGAAATCAGGAGCACCAAACCTACCAGTAAAAGTGCGAACGGCATTTACAGGTGTCCTCCGAGTGAGGATAACTCAACAGTGGTGGGACTCGCGAATGGGTTTGTATGCTGTGGCATTGTCCCATTACTGATATTGTCGTTCAAAACTTGGAGGGTGGAATTCTGATCCACCTTAACAGCTACCGGAGCCGTATCGTTGTTTCCACCACCTGAACCAAGCATGGTTGAAATCGCACTTGATGCGGTGGACGGTGCCGGAGCCGCGTTCGGGTCGGGAGAATATCCGAGCGCAATCGCTTGCGGTGAACCGGGAGCATAGATCGGGTTTGGATTATTCGCTACGCTCGAATTTTGGCTAAAACTATAGTCACCGTTTTGTTGACTCACCGGTAACGCCGCTATAGCATCAGCGGCACTGAGAAACCCACCACCGCTAGCAGGTGAAGAAACCGGAGCTGTATTAGTCGAGGTAGGTGTTACCACGGTAGATACAGGTGGGGCAATTGTGGAGCCGGAATATCCACCGCCACCGCCACCACTATAATATCCGCCGTAAGCGGTGGCATCGGCTAATTGCTGTGCGCTAGCTAAGGCGTCCGCATTCGCTGTTGCGTCGGATGCCGCTTGAGCCGCTTGCGCCTGATTCGTCTGATAAGTCTGGTACAGCCAATAGACAATGGGAATCCCTACCGCAATCGCGGCTAAGATTTCCCAGTGTTTTTTTAACCATTCCATATCAAACCGTTTCAGGCTCCAGCGGCTAAGGCCAAATTTGTCAACGTCCCAATCGAAAGTCCCGTCGAGCTTCCGGTACTCGGGGCTGGTTGCGCCACCTTATTCCCGAGTCCAATTACACCAAGGTACGTGGGAAGCTCACCGCGCGCCGTGATAAAAACGATGAAACCGACGATTAGCGCAAACGCAATGGTGCTAGTTTGTGGCACTGAAATGCCTTGAGATAACAACCATCACGATTACGATGGACGCCCACAACATGACGTCAAGCATCGCCTTACGATAGCCCGATGAAAGTCCATCGTAATACGCAACGTGCATCATTGGATCGAGCGAAAGCACCCGCAATGACGCCCCACCTTCCGGTGGAAAGTTTTCTTTGTCGGTTATGGGTTGTTCGTCTTTGTCCATAGAAAAACCTTTCAGAGAAACGGCCACACAGGGCCGTTTCACATCCCGACTACGGAAAAGACCTTTTGCCCCGGCCCCGGAAACTTCACGCCAACCATATAGGCGATGATAAGTCCGATGATTAAACCCCAATGCCAGTTTTGCACGTTAGTAGTCCTCCTTTAAAAGACTCCGAAATCTGAAGACGGTCAGATTTCGCCCTGTATTTGAAGTAGCACGTGATTCCAGAACCACGCCGCAATGACCAGCAAACCGACGAACAAAACCCAATTAAGGGCCGAGCCACCGGAATTGAAGGGATGGGCAAACCACCCGATTGTGGAGCTTACCAAACCGTCCTGTTTTGTCTGATCCGTCATTTCAAGCCCCTAAAATGCCGAGTAGGTAATCACACCACCGGTCATATCCGCCGAAAGACGGAAGCGTACAGCGGTGGTGGAAATCGTAAGCGGTGACGCGAGAATCTGATTTTTCGAGGTTGTAAAGCTCATTGCCGGGGCGTGAGTAAAGGCAACCGCGAAAGTGATAGTGCAAACCGTGACCGGTTTGACGGTCGGTGTTGCACTGATAAGAATGGAACCGGCGTTATCGTTGCTTCCGGCACCGAGGGTGGAATTTCCGCCGCATTCGGTAACGGTGGGAGCGGAGCCACCGAAAAGAGTATGGCCGTTGTAGGTGACGGTTCCAGCGGGACCGGTGGGACCGGTTGGACCGGTGGGACCGGTTTGACCCATCGCAAAATTGAACGCACCTTGCTTGGTGCTTTCCATCGTTGGTGCGAAATGATGGGTCATCAAGACCGCGAACGTTAAGCACCCGATAAAACCACCGAAAAATCGTTTCATGAAAATTTTCCTTTCAAAACCTTTACCGCTCAAAGGGCCGGGTGAATCCCGGCACCCGGCCCCGAGCTGCTCGCAACCGGATCAAGGGACCGATTACGAAGCCTGCAACGATCCAGCCATTGAAAGCGTTTGAACGATTGCGAAGTCTTCCACGCAAGTCAATTCATACGCCCCGGTTCCAGCCGTGGACGCGTTGAGAATCAGTTCCATGTTGCCGTATTGGGTGGTGGAAATCGGACGGTTGCGGGAATCGAACATGTAGCAACCGGGTGGCAAATCGACGCCCAAATGCTGACGTGTGCGGAGCGCAATCAATTGCGGTTCCTCTTTCCAGATGTTCGAGAAATTGGCAGCTTGCAACGCCCAATAGTTGATGTCCGCACCGACCCCGCGGGCGCCGGTCGAGCCGGTATTGACGTACACCGCCAGCGTCGAGAGAAATTGCCGGAAGTTGGCGTATTGATACGGAAAGTCCTGACCAACGGATATGTTGGAATTGGACGTGTATTTCAGCTCGTAAATCGTGGCAAGATCGAGGATCGGCAAAAGCACGCCAGCGTTTCCGGTGGGAAGCTGATCGTAATAATCCTGATACACTTCCACGCGGTACGAGCTGAGGGTGGCCGCTACCGCAACGTTTGACGTCTGGAAGAAAACCGATTGCGTGGAATCGGTCCCGTAAGGTGCAACCAGCGCACTACCCGGAAAAGCTCCCGGTGTGGAAAGGTTCATCTGCCAAGTGGCGTTGACAACGTTGGCATAAATTGCCCCGCGAAAATCCGGTGTGCTTGGATTGTCGGGATTATACGCGAGCGGCACGTAAAACCACATGGTTACCGTGCCCGTTCCGTCCACGCTCGAATGAGCCGCAATCGTTGACGGTGCCGAATTCGTTGTCCAGTTGGAGCCGTAGTTTACCGGCGAGTCAATCGCGGGTGCAACGCCGGTTGTCTGGTCACCGGTGTTGGTTCCATCCACACCGATAAGTGCAGCGGCAAACGTGCGTTTGCCTTTCCACGAATTGATAATGTTAGTGTGAAAACCAGTTGTCTGAATCCGGGTGTTGTTTTGCAAATCGTTGAGCTGAATCTGTGACAGCAAATTGGCGGGGCCAAAGTCCGAAAGCGTAAGAGTGGAGCCGGTGGCCTGATTCGTCACCACGGCAACCACCTTAACCCAAAAGCCCATGACCAAGCCCACGTTGCGAGGGGTTACGGTAATTGTGGGTGGAACGTTGCCGGTGAAAGTCTGGTCAAAAATGACCTGATTTCGGCGCACGCCGCGTGAACGGATAGCTTGACGCGCGAACGCGTTGAGCTGCTGATTTTGCTGTGCCTGTGTTTGCTGTGGTGTCATTCCTTAATCCTTATCCCTTTCGCTTTCTGCTAAGGGTGATTTTGCTGCTCGAAAACCACTCTATTTACTGGGATTGAGATTGTAGAAGTCCAGAACCAAGTGAGCCGCGATGCCGAAAATCATTACCATCAGCAAAACGATTACCCAATTCATCGGATGTTTGGCGAGTGAAAAATTGATGATTTCCACGCGTTTACGCTCCTGTACGCTGCTGATAAATGCGTGCCGCTGCCCCGAGCACCGCGAAACCAATGGCAACCATCAGCACAACGGTAATCCAGTTTGCGGGGTTCCAGCTAAGAATAACTCCGGTTGAATCGGCCATGAAAAGCTCCTGATATATATAATAAGGTTACGAAGTAGGATTGTCGTTAGAAATTCTTGACAATCGCGAGGGAATTCTTGACAATCGAGGATGCTTATCACGCCATAACCGCTGCATTTCCCGGTTGTAGCATTTCAGGCATGTGCCACAATCGCATGTCGGTTTCCTACCGGCTTTACCGCCACCGGAATTTGGGTTTCGTTCAATAACCTCAAAACTCATATCGTCTTTCGCACCCGAGCTAATCTTCGGTCGAAAATCGAATGAATAGTTTTGATATCAGGAACCGGCTTGAGGGTAGTTACTTTGTTCTCTCCAACGTCGTAATAGTATGAGTGGAAATCTGGTAGCCGTTCCGATACGTCTGTAGGTATGAATTCCTGAACCCTCTTTCGGTCTTGCGCGTGATTGAGTCGAAAAATCTGGTAAAATTGTGCTTCACTGAGAATGAAGGGATCAAGCCAAACAGGTCTTTGAGTGAGCGTAATCGTTGGAATGTGTTTAGAGCGTCCCTGAGTGAGTAAGGCCCGGTAAGCAGTATTTTGACGACCAACCATGTAACCTTCGTCAACGTACACTCCGATGTTTTCACGGTCCCAAATTTCCCGCATGTGAACGTTGACACTCTCTATATCCTCCGGTCTTGGATGAGCAATAAAGATACCGGGTTTAAGCGGCATTTCGTCAAGCCTGATATGGTCTGCGTGTGGGATTCCGTCTATGGATTCGTCTGTCTTGAAATTGTAAACGATCCACGGCATGAGATGAAAATCACGCTGGGATAAATGCCACAATGCCGCTTGTGTTTTTCCGCTCCCATTCGCACCGATGATTGATAGGTGCTGTGTATCGTCAGGTAATCTCATCGGGATAAACCGGGTCGGTTTCCTGTGGCAAATCGTCACACGTCATAACGCGGCGTCACCATTGGCGAATCCGAGGGTTTCAAACGGGATTCCCGATTCTGTTGCCTTTCCGTTAACAGGCGTTGGAGCCGGTTGATTGCGTGTGTTAATAGGCGTTGGTTTTGGAGCCGCTGGTTTCGCAGCTCTCTCAACCGCAAGACGATTACGCACGGCAAAGATACGGGTTCCATATATACCTCCGGCAACCATAGCCAAATGGAAAATAGCAACCTTTTTAGGGTCGAAAACGGCACCGTAATACTGACCAACATTTTTGATCGCGTCACCGAGCTTTTGGGATTCGTCCTTATCAAGCTCAAACTCCGGGACTGAAGTGATTCCCGCTAGCATCGCATGGACGCTAAGAATAACCTCAGTCAGATCGAGCTTATCGAAACCGACACCATTTACAGCATCCGATTTTTGCGGACTGGTGTTATAGGGGCCGCGTTTTCCTCGGGTAGTTCTTCCGTCTGGTTTTCCAGACTTGGTAAGCTTTGGTCCAACGGTGGCATCTCCACCACTATTGGCGATTCGTTCGGTTCGGGGTTCTTCGCTTTCATATCCTCCAATGATTTCAGGGCCGTCGAAACGTCCACCCTTATTTCCGCTATCTGATTTGATAGCTGAGTCAATATCGGATTCTCCGCGTTCGCTCCCGCTGATAACGTCTCCAACCGCGTAAGACATAGTGTTAACCTTTCACTCAGTTCCGTGTGTCGTGCTTCAGACACGGTTTTTTGGGATTGAATTTCTGTTAGTATTTCGTCTACTTCGTCAGCTTCGTCTGCTACTTCATTGATGGTTATGTCATCAGCCATTTCTCACCACCAATTCCGGAGCACCGTTCACGAATGCATTTTGCAGGTCCGCAGCGGATGCACTACCAAGCACGTCCTCATGAACAGGATCGGGTGTCACTTCGCCTGACGTCCGGGATAGGAGCAATTCCAGCTTGTTAATTATTGCAAGCTGGTTCAGCTCCATCCGCAGCATACGCCCGTTCATTTCATCGAACGCCTGTGCGATTTTCGGGAGCGAGTTTTTTCCATGCTCAAACGCAGCTTCCAATTCTTCCGAGGTTATCGAAACCCCGAGAGACTTTAAGAAAAATTCAACGCCTTTATTCATTGTGGGATTCTCCTAAAAACAATATAGTTGTGCTGACGAACCGACGACAAAATTGTTAGCTCCGAGTGTAACACCCATTGTCGAAATCGCGGCGGAACTTAACCACTGACCTTCCGTTATTCCCAACGTGAGACTCGGGACGCCTGACTGACCGTATGGGTTTTGGATGGTAAGGATTTTTTGGAGTGATGTTCCGGCGTATTGCGGGACGGTGACAATTGCAGCACCGGGAAACGCAGTGGTGATATTTGCACCGGGAAAAGTTACGGCTATTCCAGTCGAGCCACTTTGAAGTTGACCGGTTACCGTGGTAGATTGTACCGTCAAATGCTGCTGAATGTAGTTTGCTGCCGTATCGCCGTTAAAGGTGAATATCGGAAAATCAGTAGCAGCGGCTAAAGCACTTCGACCGTACACCACCATCATGAGATTATTCGAGGTTGCGGGAATAGACGAAAAACTCATGGTTGTGTTTTGGGACGCCAAAACAATCGAACCAGTTACAGCACCTACAGACGGAGTACCGCAAAGTTGACCAAATCCAGCGGAGCCGGTTGGCCCCGTCGAGCCGGTGGCCCCGGTTACGCCCGTTGCGCCGGTGGCACCGTTTGTGCCGTTGGTTCCGTTGGTGCCATTTGTGCCGTTGGTTCCGTTGGCTCCGGTCGGTCCCGTTGCGCCTGTAGCTCCGGTCGGCCCCGTTGCGCCTGTAGCTCCGGTCGGCCCTGTTGCCCCGGTTGCACCTGTTGCCCCTGTAATTCCTGCGGCCCCAGTTGCACCCGTTGCACCTGCGGCCCCGGTTGCCCCGGTGCTTCCGGCTGGTCCGAAAGCACCCGCAATATTAGATGTTGAGTTTGCGCCCCAAAACGAATACGTCAAAACTCCCGTACCTGTTTTGCTTACCAGATTTACCCGGAGCCACGCACCTGTGGCGTGAATGCCGATGATTCCGGCACTGGTGTTAGTGGTGGGATTTGTACCGTCCGAAACTTGCGCCCCTGAAAATGCGGACCATCCGGACGTTGGAGGAAATCCACCGTTGTTATCCGGTGCCCACTCCACTTGAATTGACAGAGCTGAAAACCCGGTTGACTGATAAGCTAATCGTAATTGATAGCAACCGTTTCGTCGGTTATCGACTACCGCCGATGTTCCGGTTGCCGTAAACGTCCCATTGGTAACGCATGGTACTGGTGACTGTGCGTGCACGTTGACTTTCGGCTCAACCAACTTATCAAGCTCGAAAACCACGTTACCTACAAGACAGATAATTCCGAGCGCAAGAAACGCGATATATTTCTTTTGATGTTTTTCCATTGAGTCTCCTAAGCTCCTGTAATTGTCGGCCAGTCTGAATTGGTGACCGGGAAGTTAAGCAAAATCACGGTCACAGGAACACCGCCGGTTGAAGTGAAAGCAATTTGATTCGCTGGATTCGGGCACAGCACCATTCGGTACCCTTGCCGGTTCGGAGCGATTTTCATGTTTTGTCCGCTTCCACCGAAAGACACTTCCAGCGTCGAGCCGTTAGCGGAGTTATCAAGGAAAATTCCCTGAATCATGCTAATGAAGTTTCGCTGGATTAAGTTTTGCAGATCAAGCGTGTATTGTGTTTGCGTGGAAAAATCCAACGCCACCGCGATTGACTTGGCTCCCTCTTCGGGAATTTTTTGGGCGTTGACAGACTGAACGCTTAAACCCACTTGATTTATTTGCATGAAATTTTCCTGTCTCCTAGACAAAAATCCTACACTTGGAATCGAAGCAAAATGGGAGCGAGATTACCGGAAGTGAATTCGGCGGGATACGATTTCCCGGTCCCGGTGGTGTTGCGACATTTCCGCCACCGAAAGGCTGTACGTTGGGATTGGGGCACGCCTGAATGATACCGATAGCCATGAGCAATAAATCATTAGCCGATGTGGTGGCGTTGCCGATTGTCAGACTCGGGAGGCTGATTACAAACGCCGATGGGTGGGATGTGATGACACCGCTAAGTCCCGCATACTCCATTATAATAAGGTTAGGACTTGTGAAGGGTGAAAGACCGTATTGTGTAACGGTAATTCCGGGGTCACCACCACCACCGATGAAAACCTGAAGAGTATTTGATTCGCCGGGAACGTGCCCACCGTCCGGGTATGGCCCTGTGAGTGGATTTCCAACACCATCTTGGCAAGACAGATTAAAAAGCGAGGATTGAAAGATTCCAGAAACAACGGCAATAACAACACTCGAAGGATCTACCGGGTTAGAAAAACTCGCGGAAATCGAAGCGTATCCGCCACCGTTGAAAACCTGTGATGCTTTTGCAGTTTGTCTTATGGTGCCACCGGGAGGCAGATCGAGAATAAAGCCCATCACAGTGCTATTCGGGCACGCAATGTTGGCACCGCCACCTGTGGGCACGCCGGTAGCTACGGAATCAAAAACTCCGAGGTAGTTGTAATTATCCGCACTTAATGATTCGAGCCGGGTGTTCCAAGCCAAAGTATCCTTATTATATGTGCTTGCGCTCTGACTGGTCAAGGTGTATTCTATAGTTAGCCGTGGCTCCGAGTCCCGGTCGGGGTTAAGCTCGACCCCTCCCATGAGCGAAGGGGCGTCCTACCGCCGTGGGACGCCCCTTTATCGACACGGCGGAACTGGTTCGGCGGGACCGTGGCGATACGTAATTTTCCATCCTCGAAATCTCTATCCGGTTCAAACCTCCGCGAATTCCGCAATTACGTTTCGCAGCTCAAGAAACAAGGTGTATTACCTGCGTCAACTAAGACCGGTTCCGTTAGACCTTACTTTAAGGTCAAGGGAACCGGTAACACATATGCCGAGGTAGTAAACCGAAACCACCGGAAGCTAGTCGAATTTAAACCCACCGAAAAATCCACCCTTGCGCACGGTCCGCTTTCAATAAGAGATTTCAAGACCAACCAAAAAGACCTTGCCATTTTGTTTCGTGATATTGAGCGGGATCGGTCATTAGCTGCTAAGATTGATGCGAAGAAACGTCCCGAAGAAA